AATATTATGACATTTCCCATAGTGGCAAGGCTAATAAATATGTTTGACTGCAAAGAGGACTTTCCCACAATCGATGCCGCCCTTGTAAGACATGGGAAGTGGGAAATAATGGATGATTCGTGTTGTATTTGCAGCCAATGTAGAGCCTCTATTGCGTTATGTGATGCTTGCAAAGAATGGACGCCACCAAAATTTTGTCCTTATTGCGGAGCATGTATGGATATTAAGGAGGATCACCATGACACAACATCAGATTGATAAATTAAAGATCATTATGGACCATTACGGATATAACAATCAGCGTGAAATATTTGTAGAAGAATGCGCCGAAGCTATTCAGGCGGTTCAGAAGTGCAAACGTGCATTGAAACATACTGAATCTTTGGAAGCCTTTGCTGACTTGAAGCAAGAGATCGCAGATGTTTTGATCACGGCAAATCAAATGAAAATATTTTTAGGCAGCGATGCGATAGATAATCTTATCAACTTAAAGCTTGACCGACAAATCAAGCGTATTCAGGAGGAATAAATATGAAATTAAAAGACATATCTGCCATTTTGAGGGCAAGAAGCATGATAAGGATATTCAACGGAGAGAACTGTCAATGGTTCAGTGATGGATCAGCATGCTATCCTATATATGGACTTCCGGAAATGGATGATAAAAGTCTAAGAGTACTTCTAGATGTTTCGGAAGACAAGTGGCAGAAATATAACGTGCTGATTACTGATCTTCCATTTTCGGAGCAGGATAATTATTCCGGAGAATTTGAACTTCATAATATAGGGATGGTTCTTAATTACAATGGAATCGAGGTCATTCCGCTTGTCGGAAATTATAAGATGTTTTTTGTTCAGTCAAAGTATCTTAAACCCATATTCAGAGATAATAATGATTGTCATTATTATGCGAGACAAATGCAAAGCGGAGAATATATGATTGCTGTCAAGCTCGGATTTATACTCGGTGCAGTTATAATGCCATTTGATATTGTAAATGATGAATTTGTGGAATGTTTGAAGATGATGCATGAAAGATCAATCTATTTGCTGAATGAAAAAAAGCAAAGAGAAGCCGATGACTTAAATATGCAGAATTTTCTTATCGATGATCTTAATAGCTTTAAGGAGGAGTGAAAAATTGAGAGATTATCAAAGGAAAAAAAATAATCCATATTTGCTTCCTCATAATTTACGAAAGAGGATGCTATATCTTGTGCGTGACTATGATAGAATACGGAATAAGTGCGAAGAAGATTTAAAAAAAGAATCAATTTTATTTTATGAGTGTTTGGCAATTGAAAACGCTGTTAAAAAAATTCCTCCTGAATATAAGCAAGGAGTAATAGATAACATTTGCCGTGACACACCATATCCGATCGATGCAGGAGAAGCTACATATAAGAAATGGAGGAGCAGGTTATTTTATTATTTGGCACAAGAATTGGGTGAAATTTGAAAAGTCGATACCTACGGGAAAAAAATAGATGTTATAATAGAAATGTAAAAAGCTCTGGGGCAAAAAAAGCTTTCCCGTGCAATGGAATTTTTACTCATTTTTAATCTGCTGCACGGTTTCGAGTCCCCAAAAATAAAGATGTTCTCTCATTTTTATTTTAATTTCCCCTTTCTTAAATAAAAGCAGGCGTTTTGCCTTCGCCTGCTTTATGCAGCTGATAAGTGATAGGAAGTTTCTATGTGAGTGCAATTCTCACCAGCTGCACCAAAATCTTCAACCCTTTTATTATTCCTTTCATTTTATCGCCGTCCATTCGGGCGGTGATAACACTATTAGGAGGTTGAAATGATGTTCAGTTACAAATCCACAATGTGGAAGAAAAAGCGAATTCAAATATTAAAGAGAGACGGATATATGTGTCAGGAGTGCAAGCGGTATGGAAGATCAGTTGATGCAACGACTGTTCACCATATTAAACACGTTGACGAATTTCCCGAACTTGCATATCAAAGCAACAATCTTGTAAGTTTATGTTCAGCATGTCACAATAAAATGCATCCGGAGAAATTCAAAAAGACAAATATCCCCCCCATAAGATGGAAATTTTGACGTGTAGGGGTGAACGGAAAAGGGGGCTATCTATCCAACTCCGCAGCAAAAATAAAAAAGGGGGTAAAAATGAACGAAATACAAATAAGAGACGAGTCTGAATACAATGATATATATACACAAACTGTAAAAGACATGCAGTCTCTGGGAACATATAAGCCGGAATTTATGCCGATAATTATGCGCTATGCAGAAATGCGTCTGCAATTTTCTTTTTTAATGAGTCAATGGTATGAAAGCGGATGCAAGATCACCGATACATACACTAATAAAGCAGGAGCAACAAATCAAAGGAAAACTCCTTTATATCAATCGGTTGAGCAGCTTAGGCAAGAACTTACCAGCATAGAAAATATTTTAGGAATTACACCTGCCGGTTATAAAAAGATCAATGAAAAAGGACTTTCGCAAAAGAAAGGAAGTGCTTTAGCAGAAGCGCTGAAAAAGCTTGAGTAAACGACATCAGAAATACAAAAAGTATAAGAATGCAAAAGAAGTTTTTAAATATGCGGAAGGTATCCTTAATGGAAAAATACCTGCAAATAAATATCGGAAAAAAGGAATTGAGCGTTTTTTAGATGATATAGACAGCGGTCAATATGATTTTTGTCCTAAAGACGCTGAATTTTGCATTCAGATTATTGAAACAACTTTCTGTCACCAGCAAGGTGAAAAGCTTGACGGAACTCCGCTTAGAGATACACCGTTTCTGCTTGAACCATATCATAAATTTATAATTTATAATCTTCTGGGATTTAAAATAAAAGGCACAAAAATCAATCGTTTTCACGAAGCCTTTATATATATTCCGAGAAAAAATATCAAGACATCTTTTGCAGGCGCTCTTGCCTATGCTCTGGGACTCCTTTATAGGCGAAGCGGTTCAAAGATATATATTGTAGCAGCTGCTCTTTCCCAAGCCATGGAAAGCTTTGGATTTATTAAATATAATATCGTCCACATGGGAGAAGAAGAAAATTTCAGAATCATAGACAACAATAACGAACATTCAATATCGTCAGAAATTGAAGACGGAATGTTTTATGTACGTGCCCTTCCGGCAAATCCGGACAAACAAGATTCATTCAATTGCAATATAGCGATTGCAGATGAAATTCATGCATTTACAAAGCCTAAGCAATACAATCTGTTTAAGGAAGCCATGAAAGCCTATACCAACAAGCTTATGATAGGCATAACGACTGCCGGCGACAATATGAACAGTTTTTGCTATAATCGTCTGAAATACTGCAAAAAAGTTCTTGATAAAATAGTTAAAGACGAACAATATTTTATATTTATAGCTGAAGCTGACGCAGATGAAAGCGGAAATATTGACTATACAAATCCACGTGTCCACGCTGAAGCTAATCCGGCTTACGGAGTTTCGATCAGACCGGAGGATATACTTAACGACAGCCTTCAGGCTCAGAACGATCCGCAGCAGCGAAAAGACTTTTTTGCAAAGTCCCTGAATGTTTATACCACAGCATTAAAGGCATATTTTAATATTGACGAGTTCAAGCGGTCTGACAGAAAGTATAATTGGACGATTGATGAACTTGCAAAAATGAATCTCACATGGTATGGAGGTTCTGACTTATCTAAGCTTTACGATCTTACCGCTGGAACGCTTGCGGCGCTTCACGGTGATATTCTGATCTTAATAACTCATTGTTGGTTTCCGGTCGTTAAGGCAGCAGAAAAAGCTGATGAAGATAATATTCCTTTGTTTGGATGGCAGGACGATGGCTGGCTGACCATGTCAAATAATCCTACAGTAAATCACGCAGAAATAGTTAATTGGTATATAGCGATGCGTAAAAAAGGATTTAATATCAAGGAAGTAGGACATGACAGAAAATTTTGCCGTGAATACTTCAATTTGATGAAAAAGAGCAAATTTAAGATCATAGATCAGCCTCAGTATTTTTATAAAAAATCTGAGGGCTTTCGATATATTGAAGATAAAGCTAAAAACGGCAAACTTTACTACCTGCATGCAGAACCTTTTGAATACTGCGTTCAAAATGTAAGAGCTGTAGAAAAAACAGACGATATGATACAGTACGAAAAAACCGGAGCTAATGACAGAATCGATATATTTGATTCATCGGTTTTCTCAGTTGTGCGAATGCTTGAAGCTATGGACGAGGGCGGAACTGTCAAGACTTGGTTTGGAGGTAAAAACAATGAAAAAAATTAATTTATTCCAAAAGAAAACAAGAGCAGAGCCATCAATAAACAGCTATGCAGCTCTTTGGATGCGTGGCGAGGACGATATACTCCCTACCGGTTATGTTTCTCTATCTAATAATGCTGAAATACTCAGGAATGTATATAAAATTGCCGATTCGGTATCGAATATGACTATTATGCTGATGAAAAATAGTGAAAACGGAGATATCCGGCTGAAAGACAGACTTGCAAAGAAAATTGATATTGCACCTTGCAGCTGGACGACAAGAAAAAATTTCATATTCAAAATAGTTACAGATATGTGCATTTACGGTAACAGCGTGGTTTATCCGGAATTTGACCGTGACGGTTTTCTGAAAAATCTGATTCCGTTAAGTGCAAAATCTTGCAGTTTTTATAAAAGTCCAAACGGATATGAAATAAAATACTCCGGTAAAACATATAGTCCGGATGAAGTTCTTCATTTTTCGCTTTATCCGCATCCTGAATATTTTTGGAAAGGTCAGGGGATACGTCCGCTTCTCGACGACAGCATTGAAACTCTTATTCAAGCCAACGCAACAAAGAAAGGCTTCATGAAGTCTAAATGGAAGCCCTCACTTGTGATTGCGGTCAACGGTGATGCTGCTGAGCTTCAGGACCCTGAAATGCGTCAAAGCATTTTAGGAAGTTATCGTGACGACACGGAGCGAGGTGAACCATGGCTCATTCCAAGCGGAGAGATTGATGTCAAAACAGTTCAGCCGCTTACGCTGAAAGACCTTGCCATTCAGGAAAGCATAACGCTTGATAAGCAGGTTGTTGCTTCGGCTATTGGAGTCCCCTCTTTTCTTGTGGGAGTCGGCGAGTTTAACGTAGAGGAATATAACAATTTCATTAATACGATCGTCATGAGCTATGCTCGTATAATTGAGCAGGAGCTGACTAAAAAGATTATCTATGCTGATGACAGATATTTCAAGTTTAATTCTAAGTCTCTCATGCAGTATAGTTTGAGTGATAAGATCTCTTTTGCAAAGCAGATGGTAGGAGCAGGAGCGATGAACCGCAATGAAATGCGGTGTGAATTTGATTATTCGCCGGTTGATAATCCTGCTATGAACGAATACAACGTTCTTGAAAACTATATTCCGGTCGATCGTTTAGGCGATCAGAAAAAGCTAGATTAAAGGAGGGATAAACCATGAAGAATAAACGAAACAGCTACATAAAATCCGATTTCCGCACTCGTGATGAAACAAACGGAAAATACATAGATGGATATTTTGTAGTTTTTGATCAGGAAGTACAGCTTTGGGATAACGTTTATGAAAAGATATCACGGAGTGCATTTGATTCCGCATTGAAAGACAGTGATATACGTGCGTTATTCAATCATGAAAGCGGAACAGTTCTTGGCAGAACGGCAGCAGGTACGCTGACTTTGCGTGCAGACAGTCACGGATTATTTGGTTCGATAAAGATCAACGAAAACGATACCGAAGCGATTAATATTTATGAAAGAGTCAAGCGTGGAGATATTTCCGGATGCAGCTTTGGATTTTATCCGATAAGTGAAAATGTTGAAGAACGCAGTGACGGTACTGTGTTATGGACGGTTACAGAGCTTGAATTTGACGAGGTTTCCGTCTGCACCTTTCCTGCTTATCCTCAGACAGAAGTCCATGCCAGAAGTCAGGAATATTTAAAATTGAAAAATGATGGATTAAATCGCAAAAAAATTGAGTTAAGAAAAAAATTGGAGGTATTAAAAAATGCTGAAAGCAATGAAATTAAGAGCTGAACTTAAAAAGCTCAAAATTGAAAAGGATGACCTTTCGATTAAATTTGCTGATTATAATAAAAGAAGCAAAGAATGTGAGACTGCACTGGATGAAGCTGAAACGGATGAAGATATAAAGACTATTGAAGCTGAACTGAGCGAGCTTGAAAAGGAAAAAAATGAAAATGATTATGGAAAGCAGCTTCAGGATGTGGATGAAAAAATATCAAAAATTCAGAATGAGCTTAATGAAATTGAAGAAAAAAAACCGGAATTAGGTAACGATGCTTCTGAAAAGGGCGAAGAAAGAGAGGCTGTAAAAGAGATGAATAAATACCAGACAAGAGAAATCCTGCGAACCGGCGCTTATTATGAACGTGAAGAAGTAAAGAACTTTTATGGTAAGCTTAAGAATATCCGTTCAATTGACGGCGAGGGACTTACTATTCCAAATGTTATCGTTAATCGTATCATGGACATTGTCGGCGACTACTGCAATCTTTATCCCCTTGTCGACAAGATTCGTGTAAACGGTACGGCAAGAATCCTTCTTGATACCGATACCACTCCTGCAAGCTGGATGGAAAACAAGGCAGCTATTCCTGAAGGAAACGTAGGTACAATTACCAATGTTGATTTTGACGGATATAAACTTGGAAAGCTGGTCTTTGTTGACAATTACATAATTCAGGACAGCATTGTTAACGTTGACGACTATGTTACAAAGAAAATAGGAAGAGCTTTGGGACTTGCCCTAAACAAGGCAATTCCGCTGGGTGAAGGAGCTTCAAAGAAACAGCCTACTGGAATTATTCCAAGCTTGAAAAGTTCAAATAAGGTTACGGTGACTTCAAATAAGCTTGCTGACATTGTTAAGCCTATCGGATTGATTGACACCGGAAAAGACAGCTGCGGAAATATTACAGCTGTGATGAAGCGTCAGACATATTACACCTATCTTTTAGAATATACGATCAACGTAAACTCGCAGGGTGAAAATGTTGGAAAACTTCCAAATCTGGCAAAGCCGGATATTTTAGGAATTCCGGTTATATTCAATAATTTTATTCCTGATGGAGCGATCTTATACGGAGATTTTGAAAAGTATACGCTTGTTGAGCGAGAAAACATTACGATCGACCGTTCAAATGATGTAAAATTCGCCGAAGATCAGACTGCATTCAGAGGAAAAGGAAGATTTGACGGAAAGCCTACCAATGCCGACGCATTCGTGCTTGTTACAATTGGCGCTGATGCTTCATCAGAAACTGAGTAAAATTTATGGAAACCGTTTTAAAGCTTTTCAAAATAGATCTAGGAATAACTCATGAGCTTCGAGATGAGCTGTTCAAAACTCATATCGAAGCCTGCCGCAAGGAACTTATTGAAAGAGGAATATACCTTGATTTATCAAAAACAGAAGATGTCAAACTTTTGTCTGATTATTCAGCTTGGACATACAGAACAAGAACAGAAGATATTCCCCTTTCAAAAAATCTTCAATGGAGAATAAATAACCGTAAGATTTCCGCAAGAGCGAAAGGAAATAAAAATGTCCCGACTTCATAATATTTCTTCAAAAGAAACAATGAGCCTTGACAATACAGTACATCTAATCCAAACGGAAACAGATGATGACGATATGCTTCAATCAGTTGAGACAAGATCAGAACCCAGGATTGTATTTTGTGCCGAACTTCCTCTTGCCCAATCCGAATTTTACAAAGCGGCTCAAAACAGCATAAAGTCAGCCAGATGTCTGCTTGTGAACAGTGAGGACTATAACGGCGAGTATTTAGCGGAGTATGACGGACAAGTATACTCTGTATATCGTATATATAAGCTTAGTTCCGGATTTACTGAGCTGTATCTTGAAGATAAAGAAGGTATAAGATGAGCAGTATAGATGCAGAAAACAGTGTAAATGCAGAAAAGTTTAATGATGAGGTAATGGAAAGCTTAACTCTTTATTCTAAACGTCTTCAGAAGGCGCTTGAAGTAAAGGCAAAGCAGCGAGCTGAAGAATTACTGAAGAAGATTAAGAAAGATCTTAAAAGTCAGACTAAAACTCATAATCATTTACGAGAATGGAAATTGGAACAAGGAACTACCGGAAGCGGACGTATTATCTACAGAGTAGTAAAAAAGTCGTATGGATACACGTTTCTTATTGAAAAGGGACATGAGATCGTCACCAATCAGGGAAAAATCACGGGCAAGAGGACACGTCCACGCCCTCATGTAGAAGCGAATGTAGAAGAAGCCGTTGAAAGTTTCAAAAAAGATATTGAGGAGTTTATCAAAAATGGAAATTACTGATATCGTCAAACGCATAAAGACTTTAGGCATCCCAATAAAATATCATCATTTTTCCAATCTGCCATCAACTCCTTTTGCAGTGTATATGATAAATAATGAACATATACACGGTTCTGACTCCTTAAATCTAATTCGTGATTATAAAGCGGCTATTGAACTTTATACCTCAAGGAAAGATTTTGAATTGCAGCGTAAGGTCGAAAAGCTTTTTGAAGATGTTGAATTGGATATTGATACAACATATATTCCGGAAGAAAAGGTTTATTTAACAACTTTTGAATTTGAATCTTATGAAAAATTATATTAGGAGGATAGCATATGTCACATACAAATACAGATGAACTAAAAAAAATACCGCTGGGAAGCGGCGAATTATATGTAATTCCATGGACAGGCAAAGTGCCGGAAGATCTTAGCATAGAGCAGGACGAAAACAAAATAGGATTTATAAAAAATGGTGCAACAATTTCATATTCTTCAGAATATTACACAGCTAAATCAGATAACGGCAAGGCTACTAAAACAAGGCTGGTCAGTGAGACTGCGACATTCAATTACGGTCTTATAACATGGAATGCTGTAACAGTTTCCAAACTTATATCAACGACAACTATTTCAAGTCCAATGGAGCCCAAGCCGAAAAGAACGCTGCTGATAGGCGGTGTAGAAAAAGATGATCAAAGATTATATCTTTGGCGTTTTGTGGTAAAAGATAAAAAAGACGGTGATATTCGTATTACCGTTGTAGGAAAAAATACCGGGGGATGGTCGGCGGCATTTCAGAACAGCCAAGAAAGTATATTGCAGCCGTCTATTCAGTGCGAACCGCTTGACGATAATGGTACATTGATTATTTATGAAGAAGAGCAGCTTACAGAATCATCAGCCGATCCGGTTTCGCTTAAAATGAGTTCGCCTGCTGGTATTCTTTCAAAAGAACCCAGCAATCCGGATGTGATTTCTGATAAAGAGCAGATTGAAGAAGAACCCAGCAAACCAGATATGATTACTGATGAAGAGCAGGTTGAGGAAGAATCTGAGATATTTTAATAAATGCTAAGAAACAGCGCCCATGATGTAATGTAACAATGGGTACTTATAAAATGTTAGGCGGTTTCTCCTAATAATGAAATAATGGGGGAACTGCTTAACGCAGTACCATTTATTTATTGCATTAATGAATTATATCAAGAGCGGGCTGAAAGTTTCAGCTCGCTTTTCTGTTTATAGGAGGTAAAAATGAAAAGAGAATTTAAGTTTAAACTTGACAGCGGAGAAGTAATTACCGCTTATGCACCAAAGTTATGCGTATACAAAGAACTTCAGGAAGCAAAAAACAACGGCGAACTTATCAAAGCTGTTGCAAAAGTTTTATCGGTTAATGAAAGATTTGTTTATGATAAGTTTACGACTGATGATATTAGGAACTTTTACGTGAAGTATCTTGCTTGGATTTGCGGGGAAAAAGATTCAGACCCAAACTGAGAGTGCCTTACTATCCGGAAGGCACTAGTAAGGCATACTATGAAAATAAATCTATTGAAAACAAGATAGTTTCTGATTATGCAAATTTATCTATTCCCGAAACTGAGGAAATAGACGTTTTTACTTTTTGGGGACTGCTTCATGACGCTGTTGTTTGGAATTACAGCAGAACTGAAGAAGGCAGAAATCATTTAGAAAATGCATGGGTTTTTGAACAGACAAAGCCAGACAGAAACGCTTTAAGGAACAAATTTGGAGGAATTAAAAAAAATGGCGAACAAAAAGCTTAACGGTATCGTAATTGAAATCGGAGGAGATGCAAGCAAACTTGACGAGGCTTTAAAAGGCGTTGAAAGTGAGACAAAAAAGGCAAAGGCTGAACTTCGTGACGTAAATTATATCATGAAAAAGTCACCTGAATCCGCTGTATTATGGCAGCAAAAACAAGAACTTTTAACTAAAGCCTTTGATGAAAGCCAAAAAAAGCTGTCTCTTCTGACTCAATCTCAAAAAAGTCTAATAGAACAGCTTGTAGATGGGGATATTGATCAAAAGCAGTATGATAAATTTCAAGAAAAAGTAAAAAAAACAAGGTCGAAGCTTGAAGAATTAACGAAACAGCAAGGCGATTTTGAGCAGAAATTTGCTAATAATGAAATTGATCAAGGCGCATATGATGAATTTAAAAAGAAAATTTCTAAGACTGCTGAAGAACTTAAAAACCTTGAAAGCTCTGAAAAGTCGCTGGAGGAAAGAGTAAAGATTGGAGATGTCTCAGAAGAGCAATACAGAGCGTTTCAGCGTGAAGTTGAAAAAACGAAGAATGAAGCAAAATATTTTGGCGATGAATTGAGAAATCTTAAAAATTCTGCTGATAGTTCCTCCGATGAAGTGGAGGATTTAGGTAATGCTGCCGAAGAAGCTGGTGAAAAAGCAGAAGACAGCGGAAACGGCGGATTTACTATTCTTAAGGGAGCAGTGGCAAATCTTGCCGCCGAGGGCATAAAGAAAGCCATAGACGGCTTTAAGGAGCTTGCCGAAGAAGGCGATACAGCTCTTAATACGCTGCAAACAAGAACCGGCGCTACAGCTCAGGAAATGGACGAATACAAAGATATAATGCAAAATATATATGCTGAAAATTTCGGAGAAAACAGAACCGACATTGCAAGCTCCATTTCTGAAGTTAAACAGCAGCTAGGCGATATTGATTCCGGAGAGCTTGAGGACGTAACAAAAACAGCTTTGCTTCTTCGTGATACTTTTGATTTTGAAGTAAATGAAAGCGTCCGTGCGGCTAATATGCTAATGAAGCAATTTGGCATAACGTCTGATGAAGCATATACGCTTATAGCACAGGGCGCACAAAACGGATTGAACAAAAACGGAGATCTTCTTGATACAATAAATGAATACAGTGTTCATTATAAACAGCAAGGCTATTCAGCAGAACAGTTTTTTAATTCTTTAGTAAACGGAACTTCAGCCGGAACTTTCAGCGTAGATAAGCTTGGCGATGCAATGAAAGAGTTTGGAGTCCGGACAAAAGATACAGCCGACTCAACTACAGAAGGATTTAGCCTTATAGGTTTAAGCGCAGGTGATATGCGGCGGAAATTTGCTCAAGGCGGCGAAGCGGCTCAGGAAGCCACTCGTGAGACATTGAATGCTCTTTTTAGTCTTAATGATCAGGTGAAGCAAAATCAAGCCGGCGTTGACTTGTTTGGAACAATGTGGGAGGATCTCGGAATTGACGGCGTCAAGGCTCTTATGAACGTTAACGGTGAAGCGGATAAAACCAAAAGCACTTTGCAGGATATAGCCGATGTTAAGTATAATGATCTTGGCTCACAGTTTGAACAGATGAAAAGGCAATTGAAAACTGAATTGCTTGAGCCTATCGCTGAAAAGTATCTTCCTAAAATCAAAGACGGTACAGATTGGCTTGTAAAGAATTTGCCGAAGATAAAAGATGCATCAGCTAGTCTTATACCTATTGTTAAGACTATCGGGGAAGGTTTTTTGTTCATGAAGGGAACGCAGTTACTTTCGACCGGAATCACAAAAGCAAAGTCTTTGATAGAAACAATCAAAGACTTAGGATCAGCCGGCGGATCAGTAGGGATGTCTTTAAATGCTAAAACAATGCTTGTTGCCGGAAGTTTTAAGTTAATTCATTCAATTGGAAAAGAAATGTTCCGTGATTTAAGTTCAAGCACATCAGATATGGCAAAGGAGCTTGAAAATTATCGTGATAAATGTGGTGAATCATCAAAAAAGCTTGACGATATGAAACAATCGGCAAATGAAGCAGCAGAAGAGGAAATTCGGCAGACTGAAAAGACACAAGCCCTTTGGGAGGAGCTTCAGACACTTGCCGATCAATCAGGAAATGTCAAGAAAAAGGATGAAGAAAGAGTTAAATATATAATAAATGAACTGACAAGCGCTACCGGAGTGGAAATAGACTTAGTAGACGGACAAATACAGAAATATGGCGAACTTGGTAAAACCTTTGATGATATTTTTGAAAAGAAGAAGGCTATGGCTATTCTTAGTTCCCACGAAGGCAATCTTTTGACAGCTCAGGAAGAAGCGGATTCATATGCAAAGAATTATATTGAAAAAAGAAAAGAGTATGAATATTGGGCTGATCCAAATAATCGAAACGACATTTTTCTGAAAGAACTTCAATACGGAAACAATTACGATGCGGCATCTGCTGCACAAGTAGAAGATTACCAGCGCAATCTTGAAATGAAACGTCAGGAGATGGAGTTGGCAGAGCAATCCTACAAAGAGCAGATGTCATATATAGGTGCTATTGAAGAAGGTTATAAATTAGCCGATGAGGGCAGATACAACGAGATCGATGCACTTTTTGATTATCAAAAAGATCTTAATGCAAAATCTATTCGTGATAACAAAAATAATTCAAAAGAGCAGGTAAGAATATTTCAAAATATGTGTGACGATTCGCTTATTGCGTTGGAGCTTGCTTTAAAAAACGGCACGATAAGCGCTCAGCAGGAAACGGCAGACAGCTTAGTAAACATCGTTAAAGCGTATACGGATGGAGGTATGAGCTCAGGTGAAGAGTTTGTAAAAGCACTTGTTCCGCAAATTCAAGCCGCAATGGATAAAGGAATTAATTTCGATGCGTTTATTTTAGCGGCAGCTGATGCAGGATGGAATATCGGAGAACTATTAGGGCAAGCGGCAGTAGAGCGTTATAATGAACTTATAGCAGAACAGCTGAGGATAGAAACGCAGCAATTGTATGCAAACAATAACCTTATACCTCACAGTATTAACAGTCCCAGCGATGCAGCTCTTTTCCGGAAAGGAGATTACACTCTGGGAGTTCCCAAACATGCGACCGGCGGACTTATTCGATACGGTGAAGGTATTGTAGCAGAAGCAGGACCGGAGCTTATTCAGGTGATGCAGGGCGGCGTTAGAGTAACTCCTTTGACGGCGACAGCAAGAAATCATGCTGTAGATGATCTTTCAAAAGGTCAGAGAGTATTCTACAACAATATTACTGTAAACGTTGCAAAAGTATCGTCTGATTATGACGTGAACAGAATAGCACAGCAGCTTGCAGCAGAACAAAAACGAATTGAGAGAGGAAGGGGGCGATGGTGATTGAGTTGGTTTAAGTTTAATGACATTTCAAGTGATGATCTTGGGCTTATAATCCGTAAGACTCCGTTTAGACCTTCATGGGCTGAGGAAACGGAAGAAATTTCAATTCCCGGATGCGAAATAAAAAGAATTAAGAGAAGCGGTATTTACGGCAGTGAAGATATGACCATTGATTGTGTAGTAAAAGATATGTCGAAAATACGTGAAGTCTACAGTTCCCTCCGTGGAAATGGAAAGTTGATTTTGTCTACGTCTCCTGATGAGTATATGAATGTTGAAGTAAATCCGCTGATTCCTCAAGGTGTTGCTCTTGACATGGCAGAACTTCCAATATCGTTCAGGTGCAGTCCGTTTGCGTATGCCATAGATGAATCGCCGGTAACGATCGGCGCATCTCCAACAATAGTAGTGAATAAAGGAACTTTTTATAGCGAACCGATTATCAAAATTAAGATACCAAAAGGCAGCGAAACTGAACGTCTAAGCATAACTACAAATGATAATATATTTACTATTGCTATACCGGAATATGCCAGAACGCAGGGAAGCGTTATAATAATAGATTCATCACTTAAAATAGTTTATTACGCAACGGTTACCGGTGTAAAAACTCCTATGAGTTATGGATCAGCCAGAAAATTTCCTTTGCTTCATTCAGGTGAAAATATTGTACAAAGAAGTTTTGATCAGGGCGCTCCTCCGGAATATGTTGATGTTTATCCAAATTCGAGGTGGATATAATGCAGGAACACCTTACGCTTAATGATATTCGTGGTTACGGTATCAGAACTGCTGATGAATGCATTTTTAAAACTGCCGACATTTACAAAGAGATAAATGACGGAATGCCTGAAAATCAGTATTACATAACGGTTCACTTAAAAAATAAAACGGAGTTTTCCGGAAATGGAATGGCTGTGATTCAGCCGGAATCGTGTGAACTGAAGCAGGAAGAAAACGGCGTATTTGAAATCGAAATGACATATCCTATATTCGGAGATGATACGAGATACCGCTATTTAGATTCATTTAATATACTCAAAGTGCCTATAAGATATCACGATCAGATAAAATATCAGTTATTCCGCATTATAACGATTACAAACGGAGGAACTTCTATAGTTGCACGTCATATTTCTTATGATTTATCATGGCTTGTTCTTGAAAGTTCAGGCTATACAAAATATGGAAACGGCGCTGATGTTATGCGTGGATTGACTGCTTCAGCGGAGAAAGCCTGCGGACGTAAATGCGGATTTGATTTAAACTCCGATATAAAAGATGTAAAAAATTATGCTTGTGAAAAACAGAAAACGTTTATGGGTGCGCTCCTTGATGGAACGGATTCATTTATAGGTATCTTTGGAGGATATTTATACCGTGATAATTTTCACTTGTCAATAAATGAAAAAACCGAAAACAGCCGGGATTCCGGTGTAATAAGATACAGCCGAAATATGATCGATATTGATTGTAATGTTGACTGGTCGGAATGCTGCAATCATGTTATTGCAACAGATAATTATGGGCATTCAATGGATCATGTAACGGAAACATTGCTTTATCCGAATGAGGTTTTCCGTAAAATAGAAATCAATTACGATTGTGAAGAACGTTCTAAAAATTTTGGCAATGACGTTTTAACATGGCTTCAGCATCATCTAATGCCGTTAGTCAGTATAAAAATTGATTTTGACGATATAGCTGCAAATCCCCTCTACAGTGAATTTATTGGCTTGCGTAATTTTGAAGTTGGCGATTATATAGACGCTTATTTTGAAGATTACGGAATATCGTTCAGCAATCTTAGAGTTGTAAGCAAAAATTATGATGTTTTAGCAATGGAAACAAAAAGCATGGAAATTGGAAATTTTCGTCCATGCGTTACACGAAATGATTTATATAACGATTCTATTACAGTTGTATAAAGGAGGATTTAATGCCAGAATATATCAGCAAATATACTGGAAATGAAATTGACGAGGGAATTAGAAAGTCCCTTGAAAGTTACAATAATAGTGAAATTGATAAAATGATCACTGATTTAATTAGTGATCTGGATTCTAAGATTAAAACAATAGATAACAAATTGGGTAAAAAAGCGGAATCTTCCTCGCTTAATTCGCACATAAACGACAGAAATTCCCATATATCAACAGAAGATCGCTCCTCCTGGAATGCTTCGGCGGTTACTCTGGGATGTAAGTGCCTAAACTTCATAGAGAACAAGCATAGGGATAACATCACGAAAAACGGGATAACGGCTGCGTTTCAGTCAGACGGAGGTATCAAGCTCAGCGGAACGAAT